CCCGTGTCATTCCATTTCCTCCTGCCGGTCTGCGTTGACTTCAAGCACGTATGCCTCAGCCACCCACGCAGCCGCGCCGAGGATTAGCCATGCCATCAAAGCGAGGGGCGCGAATTGCCGTTTCAGTGCGTTGCGGGTGTGTTCCATCATTTTCCACCTTTCCCCAGGCTCTTCGCGACGAGGGATTTGACGGCTTCACGGTCGGCGACAAGTGCGGATGCCGTATCGAGGATGCCGTAGATCAGCGCCGTGATTGCGACCATTGCGGTCACCTCGCCCAGCCAGGTCGCCATGCTTGCCGCCTCGGGTGCGATTGCGTACCCCAGACCGCCGGACGCCCCGGCGATACCCGTTCGGGCCGCCCAGGGTTTTTCCTTGTGCTGCATCGCCACGAAAAACATGGCGGCCAACAATGCGATGTAGTGTTCGGTCGTCTTCATCATATCCACTCGTTTAGTTGCCAGGATTGGCGCGACCGCTATTGTTGTTATGCGTCCGGGTCGCTCGGAAGCCCCGAAGGGCGGCGGTTAGGGTTAGGTTGACATGACGTTTGCGGCGATAGCTGCGTCGTCCTGCGCCTTCACCCTCTGAGCCAAGGCTTGAAGGGCGTCAGCAACTGCTTGGACCTCGGCCTGTGTCGGAGTGGCAGAAATGGTTGGGGCGGCATACGCGGCCAGCGCGGCCTTGCTTGACGTTCCTGTCATGCCGGTGAAACCAGTCTGGGCTGGGTCTCCGTTTGTCATCCCGGCGAAGCTGAACTCATTTTGACGCGCGTCATAGATGAATGGGTAAACCACATCAGCCTTCATGATGATTCGCTTGTTGTCCGCAGTTCGGATATTCCCGCCGTCAACGCCAGGCTTGATCGTGATCGTGATCGACCCCGAAACGACTTGCAGCCCAATTATTGACCCGTCGATAACAACGCCTGGCGGAACGTCGATATGGGTTAGGTCATCGGCAAGGCCCGTTTCAGGCGCTACGCGAATGATATTCCCGCTTGCGGGGATGCGGCCGACATCGATCACTTCACTGACCTCACGACGGAATCCGTAGAGACCTGTCGATGAGTCGAACAGCACCGCGCGCTTGTCGTCGGACGCAGAGGTATATCCAGTCAGATCGGCCCCGCCTTGGCTATCATAGGAGATTGATCCCTCAACTCGCCCGGTTGCGGTCATGGCGTGCGCGCCGAGGCGAATGCTTGTTGCGCCGTTCAGTCCTGCGCCAGCGAAGTCCAAATCACCATCCAAATCGAACAGGCAATCCTCGAACCGCACAAGGTTGGTCATGACCTTAACACGGGTAAGTGGGGAGCCAGCGTTCAAACCCACAAACTTGCAGCGATCCATGACTTGAGACGTGGCATCTGCAAGGTCACCGAAGACATGAGAATAACGATGTGCAGCGTGCAGATATGTTCCATTGTCGACAACCCCGCAATCGCCATGCAATTCAGACAAATCGCCACCGTCAGCGTGGTTCAGGTTCGTATTGTCGAACGTCATGTCATTGAACGAGCGTATCAACCGCACCGGCCACAGCTTATCTGCGTGGTTATTGTTCCCCCAGATGTCTTTGACGTGCTGGAATGTGGATGTGCTGGTTTCCTCCACCCCAAGGGTTGAGTTCGGCGACGCAGAGCCAAGAACAACTGGCGTTCCGCTGATTGCGCCTGTCCCTGTCGCGCCATCAGTGACAGTGTCACCGTCCGAGAAGGTTCCACCAAGCACATGAACAAACATGCGGTTCCCATCGGCCCTCAGGATTATACCTGTCGCACCGGAGCCATTATCCAATGTGTTACCGATTGTGTAAGCATCAACCGACCCATCAAGTGTGATTGTGGTTTTCCCACTGAACCAGTCGTCCTCGGACCAGACATAGCAAGGCCCCGCGTCATTTTGCACAAACGATGACGGCTGAACGTTGCTTTCGGATTGGACGTTGTAATACCCGGCCCCGTGCATCGCGCCGATGACGTTCACCTTGATTTTTCCAACATTCCCTGACGACACAACACCGGAAGCTTGCTTAGGTCGCGCCTGCACAACACCATGGGCCGCCGCGAACCCAGAGGCAACTTCAACCCTGATGTCGTATTCGTCCCGCTTGCCGTTCTGAATGCCGGTCAGATCAACGCCAACACCGCCGTCAACCGCAATCAGAATGGTTGACCCGTTGGCATAGAACCCGCGCACGGTGTTGGTTGTGTCATCGGACCCAAGCCACAGGCCGTTGGGGTCTGTAATCTTGTAGATCGCACCGGGTTGACCAACAAAAGGCAGTCCACTTGCCTTAAGGTTCGCAACATAAGCCTGCAAAGCAGCCGTGTCGTCTTTGATCCCATCCCCAACAGCACCCATCGCATACGGAGTCAATTCGGCAGAAGCCTCGACCACCCCCCCCCAATCTCTGATTTCCGACTTTACCGGATTGTGCCCGTTGTCATCACGCCAAATCTCACTAGCCCCACCATGCGGATAGTTCATTCTCTTACCTCTCGATTTTCAGATGATCATGCGATGGTGGCGTTCACCGGCCCGGCATCGCTGGTTGAATTGATGTTCGACACGTTCACAGACCGGGCAGTCCAATTGAATGTGCCTGCGCCGCTGTTGTCGATGAATGCGATTTCCGATCCCGGCCCGGCGTAGACCACGCCCACCAGAACAGCATCGCGGTAGATTTCCGTCTTCCACAGGCTGTTGCTGGTCGACGCGGTCATTTCGACCAGCGCTGTGCTGCCACCCGCATCGGATACTGCCAGATTAGTCGGCGGCGCAGGTGGATCGGTGACAGCCGCCGCAACCACATTCGTGATGGTCACTGCATCGCCCACCACACCGCCCGGCGTGACGAAGGCCAGCGATACGTCATATCCATGACCATCAATCAGACCCGGAATAGTCACCGAAGTCGCCCCCGCGCCGACAGACACGTCCTGCCAGCTTTCTTCGTCCGTCCTGGCGACCTTCAGCAGCGGTGACAGCGCATCACTGGGCGGCGCTTGCCAGCCAACAGAAATGCCCGCGACAAAGATGTTTGTGGCCGCCTGGATACCCGCAGCAGCTGCCGTGACGTTCTGCGGCAAGGGCACCCCGGCGGGCGTATCCGGTTCGGGCAACTGCTGCACAGATCCCTGTTCCACCAGTGCCAAGGTGAAGGCTGCGGAATCGACCTTGCGCAATGTCAGGCCGACCGCTTTAAGCAGCCCTTTTTCGAAACTCAGCGCATGCCGCGCGACCTCATAGTTCCCGACCAACGCCAACTGCGGCACGTTCAGCGCGACGGTGTCTTCATATATCGCTGGCAGGGCCTTGGGCTTGCACAGCAGCGTGACCTCCTGTTTCGGATTGTCGCGTTCCATGTGGATTTTCATGACCTGCCGCGCCTGACGGTGCGACGGGCACATGAGCAGGCTTTTGTCCGGCCCGGTCAGAACCTCGCCATCCTCAGCCACGCGGGTCGCGTCCTGCCACGGTTCGGCATCGACCTCGATATGGCCCAGATCATGGCTGTTGAAGCGCGCGGGCAATTCATTGTAGCGGTCCAGCAGATCCGGCCCGCTGTTCACTTCCTGCACCTCAAGAATGTCGCCATAGGTTAGCGTGAATTCCGGGTCAGCCCAAGCACCCACCTTCAGCCCAACCTTGCCGGACGGCTTCAGCCGGATGCGGCCCGCACATGCCTGAAGCATGCGCCCCAGCACGTTCTGCGGTTTCTCGTTCAGCAGGTATGAGCCACTGATGCGATACAGCTTTTCGGTGCCACCCGCAGCCAAGGCAACATCGCGGTCACAGATGTCAGCCTGATCCGAAATATCTTGACTGTCAAAAGCACTTGGCCGATTAAATCCATCCGAAGATGCAACGTAGTCCGCAATGGCAAGCGCCATGTTTTCGGTGAACACCGTCTGCCCTGTGCGTGGATCAAGACATTTGGTACTTTCCGCCAGAATAGCCATATCCGGCTCATTCTTCGGATACATGGCACGATACTCTTCAGGCGGAACACTTTCACTGACGATCAAGCTGGACCAAAGCCCATCCAGCCGGTGCGCCGATGTCCATTCATCCCAAATCGCAGTGATCTCTGAATAGTGTACTTCAGGAACCACGCCCATATTCTCGAACAGTTGAACACGCGACCTGCCACCAAACTGATATTGGTCATCGGTGACAAAGCCACTGCCATCAACCGCAACGGACTCATTGTTCAAATACCGCTGCAGGATGTTCGCTACTTCACCATGACCATGCACAATCACACGGTAGGAAAACCCCTCATTCGCGCGGTCGAACACCACATTGCCGCCAACCTTGACTACACCATAGTGCCGTATTCTTGGACCGGCACTGTTCTTGCTGTTGATCTGGATGTTCTGCGGCGTGGCCGCGTCAGGTATGTCTGGCCGCGCTAATTGCGAAAGCAGCAACGATCCGCCAACGCTCACCACGACCCCTGCAAGCGTCAGCGTGCCTGCAGCAGTGAATAGCGCAACTGTTCCGCCAGCCGCGAAAATACCCGGTACGACAAATGCTAGAGCCTGCGGCATGACCACCCCTGCAAAACCTTGAAATCCTCAGCAATCCGCAGACCGCTTTCCATCTTGACCACTGCGCGGCCATCCAAGATCAGGCCGCACAGTTGACGTTTATCCAGCGCAAGGATCGCAACCCCGTCACCATCCAGATCAGACATGCCGCGCCACGCCATGCGGGGCGCTATCAGCGGCACTAGACCGCCTGCCGCCATGATAATCTGGCGACACCCAAACCGGGTGGCATAGGTGCCGCGCAGATCCGCCGCCGGGTCGAATCCGGTTTCATGCACAACCGCCGATGCGCACCAAAGCGCGCAGTCGTTCCGGCCCCACTCGAACGGATCAGAGCGGGTTTTTTCAATGAAATCGGCCAGCATGTTACCAATCCGTCCATGTGATCAGCTTGCCCGCCTCAGTGACGAACTGCAGACCCTCATCGGTCGGATGCCTGCGCTTCTGATCGAAATAGGTCTGCATGCCGTAGACCGGCACACCCTTGCGCGCCATAAAGCCTTCTGTGGTCAGGCTGACGATGACACCACCGCGCGGGAAGGACACCGTCATGCGGTCCATGATGCCGATGTCGAAGGCAAACGGATGCCCCACAGGCTGGTTGCTGTCAGGGTCGAACAGTTGACCATACAGGCCGGAATCGCGCCCACGGTATTCCCCGACATTACCAACCATTTCGACCAGATCAGCAGCCCAGTTTTCCGCATCGATCCATTCGTTAGGCATGCCCAGCCGGTATTCACGGAACGGGGCCAACTGATTGTCGCCACCACTCACTTCCGGCAAACCGACCAGCAGACCGCCGCCAGCACCCCAAGTGTGGCCCCACTTCAGATCGGTGAACGGAATGTTCCGATTACTCAGCCAAACCGGATCAGTGACGAAATCCAGATGCAGCATGACTGCCATCTGCACCGCGCCACGACCCAGCAAGTCCATCACCTGATCGCGGTATTCTTCCGGCTGCGCCTGCATAAATTCGATCATCTGTCGAATACCTCAATCACGTTGACGGTCATCGGCGGGCCGTTGCGGAAATACTCGCAGAACGGACGCCAGTCGGCCTTGTCCTGCAATCGCACCTGAACCTTGGGGTAGGTGACATCCACCTGCGCCCCAGCCGTCACTGCCTGCCGCAGCGGCGGATTGAAGGTGACCGCACCATCGATGTTGAACTCGACCCGATAAAGGAAATCATTGATCGAAAAGAAAGCGCCAACAGCGATACTTCTGCCCAGATAGCCATCCATTTGAATGGCTGACGCGCCAGCGGCCACATCTGCCACGACAGTCGGCTCATCGTGGTCTGGCAGGGCAAAACCCGCACCATCATCAAAGGACGCACCATCGCTGAATAGGATATGCCCCCGTGCGACGTCATCGGCAGGCACACCAACAGATTCAAAGAATGCCGCTTCATCGCCAAGATAGCGGGCTGTGCGATGATTACAGAGCGTGATGCGCAGGATGTTCGCACGACCACGCAAGCGGTCACCGATCACCACAGCTTGGCTTAGCGCCGCCGGGCGCATGCGCACGAAGTCCAAACGGCCAATCCAGCGGCGGTTTTCGGTGAACAGAACCTGTTCACGACCATCCAGACCGGGGCCGGGCGACACGTCATCAAGATCGAGCCAGAAGTTTTCATGGGCACGGCGCAGCAAACCTGCGTCGATGTCAATCACTGTGGCCATGGGTCACCTGCGCTGCATTTGTGAAACTTGGCGGTTGTTCTCAGAAATCATTTGGCCGGATACATTCACCGCCACATTGCCGCTGATCTGCTGAACCCGCGTGTCGAATTCGCCGCTTGGATGGACAAAGACATCCACCTGCGACTGACCACCGCCCTGACCAAGATTGTGGTTTGGGATGACCTTGGACCCGCGCGGCAGATGGACCAGTTCTGGCCCCTCTTCCCCGACGATAGCAGCACCACCGGGCGCATAGTTTGTGCCACGGGCAAAAAACTTCAATCCTTTTCCACCGAACAACCCGCCCAGCAAACCGCCACCGCCGCCAAACAGGCCAGCCATCGGCCCATCACCAAACAGCGCGGCCTGCAGCGCCGCTTTGGCCAGTTGCTTGGCCACGTTTTCCAACACTTCACCAAAGTTCTTGCCCTCGACAATCGCGTCGATCAGACCGTCTTTCAGATCCTGATTCAGATCGGCCATGAAGTCGGCTTGTGCCGCGTATTGCTCGGCCTCAATTGTCAGGTTGGCGATGGATTCGGCCTGCAGGTCGATTTCTTCGCGCAGGGTCCGGCCAGTTTCAGCAGACCGCTGATCAAGATCGATCCCTTTTTCCTTCGCCGCATCCAGAAGTTCATACTTGGCTGTCAGCGCGACAACTTCCCGGCGCGACTTGCCAACCATTTCGATTTGGCGCTCAAGTGCAGCGATTTCGCGTTCAGAATTGGCGAACAGATCGAACTCTTCACGCGACCGAGAACCGCCGCCTGATCGTCCACCTGAGCGCCGCGCCGGGCGACTGGCTTCATTCAGGCGCGCGATTTCACGGGCTTCATCGATCCGGGCTTGTCGCTGTTGATTGTAATAGGACTCTTCGCCTGCAAGATCGAACCCGGCATCGCGCAACGGTCCAGTTTCACGGTCAAACTCCGCACCCGCCAACGCCCCAGCACGACCGATCGGATCATCACGGTATTCATACCGAATCCGCGCCGTTTCCAGATCGGTTAAACCCTGAGAGCGCAACTCATACATCGCATCGACAGCGCGATTGATTTCATCCGCCATTCGAGAAGCGCTTGCAGTTGCGGCATCAAAATTTATCCCGCCGGCGGATAGCTTCAACCGATTCGTTTGCGCCACGCTTTGGCGCAACAAGTCTTCCGCCTTGGCCAATTCGTCGCCCATGTCTGCCAAAGGCCCGTCTGGTATCGTCGCCAGAACTGCGCGCAGTCGTGCAATGGCTGCGACCAGCTGTTCGGCTTCACCCGAGTTCATTGCGTCCTCAAGAGCATCCCGCGCATCACTGATCGACGCAATCGCTGCAGGATCGACTTTGAACTGTTCAGATACACCCTCAAAGTTCTGAAGCTCAACCAAGGACGCTTTCAGATCCTCAATCTGAACTTTGTTAACATCCACAGCGATCCCGGCGTTGACTTGCGATTGCAGCGAACTGATTTCGCGCTCGATATCCTTGGCAATCGCCAGCCGGTCATCAAGCGCGCGGGCAAAATCTTCGACTGCGGTGTTCTCTGTTAAGAACATCTCCCAAGCCGCATTCGTCGCGACCAATGCCTCTTCCAATTCCAGCCGCGCCAGAGTTTCGATCAGATTGACGATCTCGGCATTAACCTCACCATAAGCCTCTTTCAGCGAGTCGATGTCGCCAGACGCAGCCCGACTGACTGCCGAATTGGCCCGATTGATCGCAGCTTCAGCCTTATCGAAGGCATCCGCAAAATCTTTCACCTTTTCAGCACTGTCTTCCGCGTTTTCACCTGCAGACAACAGCACTGCCGCAACCGGAAAACCAATGGCTGCAATGACACCCAGCAATGGCGCGACCGTGCCCAGAACACCACCAAGCGCGCCGAAGCCACCAAAGACCTGCGGCAACTGCTGACCCATGATCCGCATCGGATTGGTGCCCATTTCCATTTGAACAGCCATGTCGGCCACTTGGCTTGTCGTGTTTTGCAGAACGAACCGACCGGCATTTGAGACCTTGAACATGCCGCCCGCAGCTGCGGCATGCGTTCTGGCCGCACCAGCCGCGCCAAGGTGTTTGGCGCGCGACAGCTCCAAGACTGCATTTGCGTCTTTCTGGCTGATCGCTCCCATCCGCACTGCAGACTCCACCTGTCGCACAGCAGCTTCATACCGCCGTTGCGCGGCATAGGCCGGATCGACCGACGCTTTCAGCTGCTGAAACGCGCGGGTTTCTTTCTGGATAGCCTTCTCAAAAACTTGAGCAGACGCCGCCGCTGATTTTGTCAGCGACTGCGCGCCGCGCCCGTTGGCTTCATTGAACTTGCGTTCGATGCTGTTGGCGCGCTTCACAGCCATAGCCTCTGCCTTGGCCAGCTGCTTTTCATACTTGGCCAGCGGAATCGAAAGTGGGACGGAAAGGCCTGGTGTGTCACTCATGATTAAAAGCCCTCAATGCCGATTTCGCGCAAGACTTCATCGCTGAAGTCATCCGCGTCCACGCGATCCTTTTTCGCCCCATGCGCCGTGTTCCAACCGTCCCGGCATGCCATGAATTCCCAAAGGCTCATTTTGTTGATGTCTGACGGGGTGAAACCCATCACTGCCCCGGCTCCGTAGAGCCTAGAGAACTGCCAGTTTCCGCTTCCGGCTTCACCCCCGCCACCTCCCCCACCGGGTCATCAGCCTCGCCGATCAGCGCCGCCGCCAGCACCTGATAGGCAGGCAACTTCAGCGAGAAAGCAGGGTTTTGATCGAATGCCCGGCGCACCATTGGACCTGCTTCTTTGCCATCCATGCCCGCGCCGATCAAACCAAGGCGCAGTGTTTCGAAGATGTCATCGACCATCCACGACCCGGCCTTCAGCCGCGTCAGGATCAATTCAGGTCCAGCATCGCAGTTTTTCTGCAACGCCCGCAATTCCCCGATGTTCAGGGCGAAGTCATGTTCGCCCTGAACCCAGTTGATGGTGACCCTGTTGTGCATCAGACTTTCGCCGCACGGGCAGGAGTGCCATCGAATTCCAGTTCGATGGACGCAGTCACACGACCCCGGCCATCAGATCGTTCATTCGAAATATCCGACACAATCATGCGCCCGACTTCATATTCGGTGTCGCCTGTCGCGGCCTTCAGGTTGCCCAGGCGGGCCGGAATAGATGTGCCGGAATAGAACCAATCCAGCAACTTGCTGTTGGAACTTTGCGCCCAGACACCAGTGGCCGACACCGTCACCTCCAGAGACCGGACATCGCGTTCGACCTCATTGGGCAGGCTTTCATCATCGCAGTCGGGCACTTCGGTTGTGTCGACGTTTGCCGTGCGCTTGATGGTGACACCCTTCATGCCACAGATCCGCGCATAGACGGGCGTGGCGGTGTCGTCAAAGTCCACTTCAAGGACCATTTCATCATACTTCTCAGTGACAGCTTTCGCCATGTCATCACCTCACAAAAAGCCGCCTCAAAGGGCGGCGGATGGTTTCAGGTTAAGGGCCGATCAGTTGATCAGGTCGCGCCCGCTTCTTGGCCCTTTGTGGCCGTTTTCGCCTTGCGCGGCGAAACTCTTGTGGCGACACCTGCCGCCACGCCCGCCGCAATGACTTCTTCCGGCAAGGTTTGCGGCTCTTTCGATGCCTCGATCCCCCAGCCCACATTCCGCTTGCGGCTTGAATAGTTGAAATTCTGATGAAAGACGGCTTTGGCCATGTCATTCCCTTTCTTCGATGTGCGCCGTGAACTGCATGACGCCATGCGTGATGGCTTCATCCGGGTCTGGCAAAATACGCTGCAGCACCAGATCAGTGGTCAGATGACCATGCGTTGGCAGATCCAGTTCGACATCCTTCAGAGCATCGCGCACAGCACGGCAAATCTGCTTACAATGCAGCCGCCCAATCTTGCGCGACCAGATGTCCAACTGGACGGTGACTTCATCCAACCCGATGCAATCATAGTCATCCGGCACGGTTGTTTCCGGCCCGAATGAAACATAACCATCGGCGGTCCCGTAGGGCGCACCTGCAGCCTTCTGCGCATCGCTCATCCGGGTGTCATCATAGACATCATGCACCAAAGCCATGAGCGCCGCAGATCCCTTCAAGGTGTCATAGATCGCCTTTTGCAGTTCGGTTTCCGGTTCAGCCATATCAGAGCGACCTTATTGCCTTGTTGATGGCGCGGGTGATCCGCGACTTGATACGTGACCGCAGCGCCCGATAGGCGGGCCAGAAAAACGGATGCGCGCGCGCTTTCGACGTACCAAACTCAACCCACCGGGCATAGAAAGCCAGTTCGCTGCCCGCATAGACCACAATCCGCATGGACGGGTCTTCGGCAGGCGCCAAATCATCAAGCGCAATAGATCCTTTAGGCGGTTCACCCCACGTCCAGCCAATACTGGCCAGTAGAAAACCATCATCGACCGGGGCCAATGACCGGATATAGTCGACCAGTTCCTGCGCACCTTTTTCCAGCGCATCGCGCGCAGCTGTGCGCACAGCGTCCGGCACGGTTTGATACATGAAGCGGCGAAACGCCACCACGCCATCAACCATTCACCCGCCCACGCTCGACAAGCATTTCCAAGAACTGCCGATCATCGGTCAGGCGTGGCGGTTCCTTGATGTTCCAGACCACGCCACCAGTGACAGCAATCCAATCGGCATTCACGGCTTCTGCCGCCGTTGTCGCGCGAACCGTAAGGATGGCCGGTTGTCGGGCTGACAGGCGCGCCTCCACAACACCTTCGCCGCCCTTCATGGGCTTCACCCGTGCCCATTCCCGGAACACTTCGGCAAAGTCGCCATCAACCTTGTTGCCGTGCCCGTCATCGACCTCGCCACGGCGCTGAAAGCTGACAATCCGATCCAGATCGGTGACACGCATTCCACGCTTCATGCCGCGAATCTCCGATAGCGCATCGTCAGACGATCGACACAGCGGGCGACCTCTTCGCTGACACCATCGGTCGCATCCGCGCCCCGGTTGTGAAAGTAAAAGCTGACCATCTGCTTTGCCGCCTCGACAATGTCATCAGGCACCGATGCGACATCATCGAAACCCGCCGTAAAGCGAAGATCGACCGCATCCGGCCTATCGATCAGGCTTGGCCATGCCTTGCCAGGCAGCAGCGTCACAACAGCGACCCGACCCAGGCGGGTCAGCAGGTAGTCTGTGGCAGGAACAACGACCGATGAACCATCTGACGCGGTGTAGCGGATTTCATCCACTGCGGTGACGCGCGCAAACGGCAGACACAGAACCGATGGCACAAAGCCAGCGGACTTGGATGACCACTGCTGCGCAACCAACGGAAACCCCAGCCCGCCAAAGCCATCCGCGTCGACATCCAGATGAATGGACGCCGCTGTAATCGCGGATTGTACCTCTGCGTCGGTTTCATCGCTCAGAATGCGCAGATGCGCCTTGGCTGTGTCTAGATCGACCAGATCGACACCACCACCGGAAATCCGCTCCAACCACATCTGCCGGCCCTCAGTTAAGGTTCAGTTGGGGTTCGAACCCGTCGCCCGCGCCGTCAAACTCGACTTCTTCTGGAAGCATGTCGATCAGCGTCAGAACTTCAGACAACAAAGCCTGCATTTCATCGTCCAAAACGTTCCCGCTGTCAGGATCAGGCTCAATCATGCCTCGCACCTTCTGGGCCTGTTCCCGTGCAGCCACAGCTTCCAACCCAACTTCGCGCAAACGGTTCCCAAGAAGGCGCGCCGTCATGGCAGCGCCGTCCTTCTGCTTGATTGCTTCCCGCAAGGCATCTTCACGGGCCTTCAGCACAGCACCGACCTGCGGGTCATCTTCGGTCGGCTCACAATAGCCAGCAGCCTTCCACGCCTCATAGACGTGCGGCGCAAGCCATGTGGTGTCATGAGGCTTCAGGCTATAGCGCCCGCCCTCGACAGCCGCCTTCATCTTGACGAACACGCCTTGCGCGCAGATCCCGCGCTCGGCCAGCCCATCGAATTCCTTCTGTTCCAGTTCAAGCCGCTGACCTTCGGTGAATGTCACCGCGTCATCACCTTCACCCTCGACATGATAGCGCAGCGCAAAAGCCACGATGATCTTGCCCGCATCCGCAGCGGATGCCGCTTTTTTCTTTGCCGCCATGATCAGCGTCCTTCCTATAAAAAGATGACCGCCGCCCGATCACGCGGGCGGCGGATTGTCAGGTTTTGCGCCGATCAGGCTGCGGCGTGGCGCATCTTTTTGATGGCCGCGTTGTTGGCAGCGATGGTCTTGCCATCGGTGCGCAGCATCGCAAGGAAGCCGACTTGCCCTTTCTTGGTGTAGGCCGAGTCCGTGAACCGGAAGAGCGTGATGTCCATCACGTCGCGGATCAGGTATTTCGACATGTCACCGAACAGGATCGAGTCAGCACTGGCGGCAGGCACAGCCATGTCCTGATTGGGCGTGTAGCCGTAGCCCAGAATTTCAGCAGGTGCTTGGCCGCTGACGCCTGGCATCCAGATCGGACGGCCTTCGCCGTCTTTCATCTTCTTGGCCACCTTCAGAGCGGTGTCGTGCATCATCCAGCTGGCATCGCGGCGATAGACCGGGTCAACCGAATGCTCCAACTCAATGAAGTCATCGCTGGTGAAGCTGTCGACCAGACCGGCGGCGGTGGTGTGACCCAAACCGGCACCGTTCACGATCCCTGTGGGTTTGCCAGTGCCGTCGCCTACGGTGTAGGCG